TTTTGGCCAAGTTTCCGAGAACTGTTCCAATCCCAAATTTAATAAGGTTTGGCACATTTTCCACGAAGACGAAGTTTGGTCGTATTTCGCAAATAATCCTAAACATTTCAAACCACAAACTTCCTCTACTGCCTTCAAGTCCAGTGAATCTACTTTCTTTTTGATTTCCATTTGAGAAATCTGGGCACGGGAATCCCCCGCAAATGACATCGACTTTTCCTCTCCACGGGTTGCCGTCGAAGGTGCAGACATCATCCCAAATTGGGAACTTTGGTAGGATTCCGTCTCGTTGACGTTGGAGTAGGACTTCTCGGCAGTAAGGTTCAATCTCAACAGCACAAACTGTGGTATGTCCGAGAAGCATCCCACCAAGGATACCTCCCCCTGCTCCTGCAAATAAGTGTAGCTCATTTAATTTTTCTTTCATTTTGGTTTTTATCGGTAACGATAATCAAAAGTTGGAGAATCGTTCTGGTTTGGTTGTAGTTGTTTTCGGTTTCATCCATTCGGCCTTGAAGCCCTGCCATCCACGGGTGACGCATTCGGTCAAGGCATCCTCCAAAGTCATCATAGCCTTGTCTGCTTCACTCAAGATAGCAGCTAACGCAGTTTGCGATAGCGGGGCGCGTTTAGCTTTACGGAGGGCGATGAAGTCATTCCAGACTTGCTCGCCTACTCCAGCGGGTTTTTCGATTTGGGTAGCTGACGATTTTTTATTTCGTGGGGGGGCCGCGCAATGGGGGGCCGTTTCTTTGCCATCGGCAGATTTCAGTTTGGCGGTAGCCGAACCCGAAGCGTTAGCTTCACTTGGGTTAGTCGGGAAAAGATTAGTTTGGTTTAAGTCAACTGAGGAATGTGAGGCCACTGCCGAACTTTCCTCTTCCCCTTGAAAAGGGGTTAGGGGTTTTTGTTTCTCTGTTTGTTTCTCTGTATATTGTTTAATATGACGCGCCCGCGCGGAACGAGAAGAATCTTCCAAATGGTCAGGAAGAATCTTCCAAATGGATGTGGAAGAATCTTCCAGATGGTCTGCTCTTTCGGAGGTCAAAATTGTGAGTGCAGATTGGCTGATTGTGTAATACTTCATTGCCTTTCCAGCCTGCAAATCGAACTGCTTTGACTTAACCAAACCCATACTTTCAAGCGTCCGAAATACCTCACCGATTGTCCTTGTTGACCAAAACGGAAACGAGAATTCGCGCCATTGCTCAAGGGTGTTAAATATCCAACGCTCGTCATCCACAACCTTTCCGCACCGCTTTTGTCCGCACCAATACTTTAAGGTTTGAAGCACGATTGCTTCTGGTAGCCCGATTAGTTTTGCTAAGGTTGGCTGAAAGACGATGGGCGTTTCGTCAATCAACAGATTTGATTTACTCATTTAAAAAAAGGCGACCCCTTGTAGTGGCGAAGAAACGCGGCAACTGACGCATGAAGGTGGATTACCACCACAAGGGATCATTTAGTTTGTTTGTTAATTTAATTTCTATCTTGAATCCGGCCTTCACCCCGGATGTGCAATTTCTCGCACGACTGAAAACTACTATAGGTTGTGTTCGATGTCAAGCATCTTTTTCGTGACGCTACGAAATTGGTTATCGGTTACGATAATTACAGTGCGATTTCAACCTGCTCAACTTCACCTTTCGACCACTCATACATTTTGTCGTTGAGTAAGTCCCAGATTTCGGTGGCATCTTCTTCTGCCTCGCATTGAAAGGTGGTTCGGCGTTCACCGATACCTTCGTTTGTGATGATAATATCTGCCTTAATGACAGTATTACTATTATTGCCAGTTGCCGCAAGAATAGCTGTGTTGTTAGCTCTCAGTGCCATGACGAGAATACCTTCATCACTTTCGTAGGTAGCCATGAATGGAGTCTCCAGCGCGGCGGCTAAAGACAGGTTTGTAACCATGACAGTTCGCCTTACTCCAGTAAGTAATTTTTCTGCGTTGTCTTTGATGTTGTTAGTGTTATCCATAAGCAACCATAGTAACAAAAAAGTATTGACTTGTCAATAGTTCTGGTTTATTTTTTCTCTGAAATGAAACATCCATTAGAAACTGCCTATGAAACTTGCATGAGTGCCTACGAGCAATCACGCACAGTTCGTTCTCTTGGACGAAAGACTTTTGCTAACCAACTCCGCGAAACACGGCGAGCATTGAAATTGACTGTCCGTGAACTTGGTGACAAGATCGGCGTGACAGGATCACTTATCAACCAGATTGAAGTTAACTCCAAAAGTATTTTAAAGAAAGAACAAGTAGATAAGGTCATCGAATTATGCACGTCTTCCTTGAAGCCGAAGAGGGCTTATACGTTCTCAAAGTCAGTCCCTACGCAGCAGGACGACCAACTGCCATGCACGAGCGAGGAAAGCCCTTCCCTGCCAGCTACAGAACAGAATACAAAGAATTGGAGTTGGCCGCCATCGGACTTCAAGAGCTAACTGAATACTATAAATGCTACGAAGAAAGACGCCACTTAAAGCCAAAACGGGGTTCAAAAAACGAGGAGGCAAGTTAAAAGCAGTATCAGATTCTCGTAGGATTAAGAACAAAGAATATAGTGAAGTCAGAAAAAACTACCTCGAAAAAATCCAAGGCAAGTGTGAAATCTGCGGCGGCCAAGCCACGGACATACATCACAAAAGTAAAAGAGGAAAGAACCTATCAGTATCATCCACTTTCATGGCGGTATGCAGAACTTGTCATACCCGAATCCACGACAATCCAGCTTGGGCAAGAGAAAACAACTATCTAATTTATGACTACAAGTAATACGTTTGAATCCCGCATCATCTGCGAGGGAGTTGAAGTAACCAATACACCAGAGAAGATTCTATTTCGTCAGAAATTCAATCAATGTTGGGTGAAGAAAAAAGACATCCGACTGCATGAGGTACTTGGTTATCTTGACGGAGAGAAGATGATTCGTATCGTAGTTCCAGAAGAAGTAGCCAATACCTTGGAACTTGAAGGAATTTTGGATTGATTACCAATCTCCATTATCATCTGATGAGTAAGCATCGTCATCAGAGAATGATTCGACTGGCTTTTCATCCCGCGCCCAGAATCGGTTAGTTGGAACTGGTTTATCGTTTCCGATAAAAACGAGTCCATTACGCCGCGCCATTTCGAGGCAGTAAAGATAACTATCGGCCAAGTCGGGCGAGAACCCAGTTCTACCCTTGAAGTCGTCTTTGGTTTCTACAGAAATCTTTTTGGACTTAATGGTGTATCGGCGCAAGCAAAGTTCCCGCGACAAATCAGATGATGGCGCAACGCCGAATAGAACTCGGCTTTTAAAACCATGATAGGCCGAATACCAATACTCAGATACCAACCTATCGTAAACATCCTTACACGGGCGTTTATCAACCTCTGCCGCGATTCGGTCAGTAGGCTTACCCATTGATGAGATAAGAGCGATTGCCGCGCCTCCAGCGTCAAAGCGTAGCCACTCACGGATTATGGCTTGTCCAACTCGTCCACCATCACCAGACACGTCCATACCGAATTTAGAAGGCTGAACACCAGCAGTCCTACAGAACCCAACAACTTCAGTAGCAAGTTGGATTTCAAACTCAGCAGCGGCGTTGGCAGATAGTTGGATAATCTTCTGATCTTCCAACCACATGACACGATTGCGGGTCCCGCGAACATATCCCAACTTAGCTATTGTCAGAACGCATCGGTCGCCGCCAACGGTAAATGCGGTGTCGAACCCGGCTACTTTGGTAAATCCTTCTGAATCCCAAAGTGGTTCTTCATTGGTATCAGCATTACGAATCAAGTCAGCGGTGAGAATAGTCTGAGCGAATCCTGACTTCGGCCACCAACCAATAGCGTTACGAACATAGTCAATGGCATTCTCGTCTCCGTAACACTGCTTCAGCATGATTTCCTGCTTCTTCCGATCCATCAAGAAGGGGAATGGAGAAGGTTCATTGGCAGGCGCGGCAAAATTTGGGCTACGCATACCATTGTAGAACAAGCAAACTCCAGTCTCAGTCTCCCACTTATCCATGTCTGGAGAAACAGAATCAAAGTTAGAAGCACCCTTCGGCATCGCCCAACGAGTGTGAGGATTATCGCCAGCGGACGGGTTTCCGATACCGATAAAGGTCACATCATTGTTAGCGGATAAGTTGACCTTGGCAGTAATCGCGCCAAGTTCCATTTCTGGCAACTCGTCAAGTGCAAGACGAACTCGATCATTCTTACGACCACGAGTAGTATCAATAGCCTTTTGACCTTCATTACCAGATTGAAACGCAAGAGCCTTTATCGCATTACGATAATCTTTATCCTCATCGTTGGATGCACCTCCCCAAACAATCATGTGTCGATAGTCAATGAGCTTACCAAACTGAACACGAGCGCACTTCCAGAGCTTTGAGATGATACCCCAAATACGATCTTCGGACGCACCTAAGGTGGTAGTAGCAACCCAAGACGAAGTGCAGTGCGGTGCAGCACACCAATCAAGGTAAACCCAAAGACCAACTGGAAATGACTTTCCCATCGAAGCGGCTCCAGCCAAGCAGATGTCAGTATTGTTGCAAAGTTCTTCAAGAGTTCTAAGCAACTGAGTATTGGTGTAACCACGATTGTAGATAGAAACTTCAGTCGGCCATTGGAGTTTGACTGCATTGATGAAGTGTTCGTGTGGTGAGAGTAATTTAAAATCTGAAAGATTTATATTTTGTTTGTTGCAATAGTCTTTTCCGTATTCACCTCGGCTTATAGCGTAGCAGTATAACTCAATACCAAGATCATCCATATTTTCTGGAAATTGAATCCCATATCGACGAATACCTTTACTTGAAGAAAAAACTCTTGACATATCAATAAGAAAATATATTTTTCGACCAAAGGCAAGATGAAACTGAAAAACAAAAACCTCGCACCAGTCGGCGGTTGGTACTTTCGCTACGAGATCAAGCGTGATAATCTTACGTTCCCTGCTATTGTTTACGGAAGCACATGGAGCGGGTTAATGCAGAACATCCAGAAAGATTACCGCTCAAATGGAGTCGAACTTCCTGCTAACATTGAACAGATGGTCGAAGATCAAATCTGCCAACGTCAGCCAAGTGATCGTTGCTGGTATAGCGATGGACTTGGAGATACGATAGCACAGGCGATCCACACGGTAGCAGCAGTTACTGATAGGGTTTTAGGAACTAAACTTGAGCATAAAGCTCGCGGATGTTCTTCGTGTAACAAGCGAAGAAATGCCTTGAATTCATTATCGTAAACGATAAAAGTAAAATCCTATGATAAATGTTGGCCAAGACAACTTTTCCCTTGCAGTTTTAGATCAAGACGGCAAGCCACCCGAAACACGAATATCTAACGCCTCACACGCTTGGAACATCGCAAACCATCTACGCCTTGCTAATATAGGCCGCGAGAACAAGCGTTTACGAATTTACAAAGCGTATAAAATGTTTCCGCCAACTGGCTACAGCAAACTCGCAGAGAAGCGTCTTCCTTGGCAATCTGATGTGAACTACGGACAGCTTGGATTCATCGTTGATAACCAAAAGGCAAGTTACTACGATGTAATTACAGAGCGTCAGGCTTGCTGCACGATCAAGACAAAGTATGGAAACGAAAAAGAACGACTTGTTAATTCCGAAAACATTTCCATTGCATTTGACCAAGCTATCCGAGAATGGCCGGGATACCTCTACAATACAGAGCAAGACCTTGAGGAGATGTTGCTGTATGGAAAAGGGATTGGAATGTGGGACAGCCCAATGGGATGGATGCCCGAACACGTCTTCCTCTCCGACCTTCTCTTTCCAGACGACATTAGGATCGACTTTTGCAACCTTGAGGAGTTTGTCCGCCGTGTCCGTTTGACACCATACGAACTTTACAAGAAGATCGAAAAACGTGCAGCGGCAGAAGCAATGGGATGGAATGTAGACGCAGCAATTGACGCCATCCGATTCCACCGCGCATTCAGCAACCACCGCAAGACACGCGAAGACTTCTTCCGCACAATCAGCGAGGCAGGATTCAACTGGTCACTTTCCGTAAATCAAAAGATCGACCTCTACGAAGTATACTGGAGGGAGTTCGACGGCAAGATCAGCAAGGCAATTATCCTTCAAGACTATCAGCCCATCTCCGACTACATCAACTCCAACATCAAAGGAGCAGGCAAGATCAGCGAAGATGACATTAGAAGTCAGCATGGGTTTATGATGCTCAAGGTTGGGTTATTCAATTCATGGGATGAGATCATGTATATGCTGACCGATTCGGTTGGTAGCGGACTATTCCAAGATATTAAATCCCAAGCTGAATCCGCCTTCGTTGCGTGCCGCCAATATGATTTCACGATGAACTCGTTGGTAGATGCCGTGCGCCTCAACTCCATGTTGATGATAGAGGGCCAAGGCCCAGACGCAACCAAGATGCTGAAGCAGATGGAATGGTTGCCAATCAGCGTGATGCCAGATGGGGCAAAGTTTATTCAGAACCGATTCCAGCTTCCAGTAGCAGAAAGCATGGGATTCATGCAGTTCTTCATGGGAGATATGTATCGAGGCATGGGGCAGTATCGCATTAACGCTCCGACTTCTGGTGGCAAGCAGCGCACTAAAGGCGAAGCTGAGTTGGATGCGGCTGAATCAGCCAAACTATCTGGAACCCAGATACGACGATTCAACGAGTGTCAGACTCTTTACTTTAAGCAGCTTTACAAACGCTTTGTAAACTCCAAATCCAGCGATGATGGATATGAGTATGTGAAGAAGTTCTATGAAGTTCTCGAAGAGCTTGGAACTCCGAAAGAGGCTGCTCAATGGAAGAACATTACAAGCATCCGTTCCAACCTAATCAATGGTGCTGGCAGCCCATCGTTCAAGCTCATTACAGCAGAGAAGCTACTCAATATTACAGCAATTACTCCAGCCAACGAAGGGCAAGAAAACGCAGTTAAGGACGCAATCGCGGCACTATCTGGACGAGACAACGTAGCTCGCTACCGAAATACCAAAGTCAGCAAGATTGATGATACATCTCGTATTATCGGGTTTGAAAATGCTGGTATGACTGATGCGTTCGTGAACCCAGCCAACTTCCCAGTGCTACCAACTGATCCGCATATCGAACACGCTCAAGGCCACTTCCAAGATTTGGTGATGCAGTTGCAGATGAATATGCAAGCTGTCCAACAAGGTCAGCCGAATATTGACGACCTAGCCTTGGCGATGCGCTCTATCAAGTTCAAGGGCGGCCACATCATGGCGCACGTTGATTATATCAGCAAAGACCAATCCAAGCAGGACTTCTTGAAACAATTCATGCAGGGAATGAACGAGGCGCAGAAAATGGCCGACGACCTACAATCTGTATACGTTGAGATGGCTCAAGCTGAAGCTGCGAAAGGTCAGCCGAACTCCGAGGAAGACATCAAGCTGCAATACCTCGCCGCCAAGTCTGGTATCGAAATCGACACCAAGAAGAAACTTGCGGACATATCAATTGGCAAGGCTTCTATCAGTCACGCTCAACGCACCGAACAACGAAAAGAGCAAGGTATCACTCAACTCGCACTTCAGAAGGCTAAGGCTCGCGCTGAAATTCAGAAGGAAAAGGCCAAGCAAGCAGCAATGCAAGGCAAGCAAGCTCCAGAGATGGAGGAAGAGGAGCCAGAGGAAATGGAGACTGAAACCGAAGAGGTTGAGACTCCAGAAGGAACTGAAGAAGTTGAGATGGAAAACAATATTACACCAATGCAATGACAACCGAAAAAGTAAAATCCCTATGCGCGGCAATAACAGCACACGAAGATTGGAACAAGCTACAGGCATATCTGTTGCTTAACGTGAACCCACCAGAAGGAGTAACAACACTTATCCATGCAATCAAAACTATTGATGCTATTGGAACAGAAGAACAAGGAGAGTTCAAAAAAAACAAACCTTCTTCAAGAAATAAAGAACCTAAAGAAAGTTCGATTGATCCAGACCTTGACGAAATCTAATTTATGGCAGACACAGACAACACAGCAGAAGTAATCGCGGAGCTGAAATCCAAACCTCAGATTCCGATTAAAGGCAATACATCTGACTTCCTCAAGAAGTTCAGCAAACAACAAGCCGACGATGGTAAGCCTAGTGCTACCAACGTTGGTGATCCTAACCTTGGAATAGCAAAATACAATGAAGAAGAACCGCCAGCAGAACCAGCGGAAGTTACTGAATCTGAAATTACATCTGACCGAACAGGAAAGAAAAAAGGATTTGTTGAGCGGCAAATCGAGGAAAACCGCAAGCTCAAGGAAGAGCTTGAGAAATACAAGAAGGAAGAAGTTCCAAAATTTGAAACAAAAATCCAAGAACTTGAGCGATTGGTGGCCGAGTCAAAATCTACGGCAGAAAGCAACCACTACCAAGAACAACTCAATAAAGCCAACCAAGAGAAGCTGGAAGTTGAGCAGCAACTATCCGAGCAGATCAAAGAATTGCGGAGTAAACTGGACTTCCATGACATTACGAGCAATCCTGACTTCAAAAAGAATTACCTCGATCCTATCAAAAATACCTACGATACTGCGAGGCAGTTGCTATCGAATGATCCAACGCTTCTTTCAACATTCTCCCGCGCTGTCAATGCAAATGCCTCCATCTTCAATGCCACGTCCGAAGAGGATCGCAGGGCGGCGGAAGCAGATCGTGACCAAGCGTTCGAAGAAATCACAAACTCACTCTCGCAATTCAAACAATATCAATTCGCAGAGCAAGTCAATAGCTTCATCAAAGCCACACAAAATCACCACAGTGCCCTTGTCAACTTTGAGGAAACCAAGCAAAATATTCTTCAAACCGCTAAACAGCGAGAGCAAGAGGGAAGGAACAAGTATCTGAATCAGTGGCGTGAAAGCTACAAGAACACTCAGCAGGAGATTGATAAGGCAACTGAAATCCCAGATTCGCTTGCTGACTACATGAAGGACAAGGGAATCAAGTTTGACATCTCCCGTGACGAGGCTATCGCACTTGCTGCGACTCAGCAGAGCAACGAACAAGCATCGGTGGAAGACATGAACCGCTTGATCCACCAAGGCCGCGCATACCAAAAGATGCAGGCTCAACTAAAAGCATACCAAGAGATGGTGAAGGAGAAAGATGAGTATATCGCACAACTGAAAGGTTCGTCGCGCATTACATCTTCGCCAAGCGCATCGGATTCCCAGAAGCCAAGAATGAGTATTAGCGAGGGACTGGCGGCAAAGATCGCACGATTCTCGCCGCAAGCAAGGACTGTATAGCCCGTCATTCCTAAGTCTGGTCATAGATGGGGGAGGTAGTTATGTGTGTCTACCTCCCCCAAACTTTTTTTAAAAAAATCGCTTGACATAGTAAGTAAGTGATTGCAATGTTCGTCGCAAGAGATAGCCGAAATTATCGTTTACGATAAAATTAGGGATTCAACCGCACTCTGGTTGGCGAGTTTTCGATCTCGCATTAAAAACGATTTCTGGACAGATAAAACTCTGGGTTGAGTCCAGCAGAGGAAACCAAGCACTCGCTTGCTATTCCTCTGTGGTATGGTTTAGCGGTGCAAAACTAAAACTAAACCAACTAAAATAAAATGTCAGATCAACTATACTTCAATTCGTGTGCTGAGATTGACAGTTTCTTCCGCGAGGGCCGCGAGTATTTCAACGACCTCTATGTGAAAAAGCTCGTCACAAACTCCGCATATTTCACCCGCTTCGAGGAGCAATCATGGCCCCTCAACCACACAACCGAACAGAAAGCGTTCCGCTTTGGTCGTGGCTTCCACGATCCTTGCACTCCTTTCCGTGCGATCACCGACACCTACTGCGAGACTGATTCTTGCGACAGCAAACCCGAAGTCATTCAGCGTCCCGGCACTGAGAGCTACACTTTCGAGCTTCTCCGTAAAGAGATGACCACTGACTGGATTTGCGTTGAGAGCCTTCTCTATCGCCTCTTCCCTGCTGAGGAGATCCTCCAGTTCGAAGAGTCGAACGCTCGCATCACCAAGAACGTCCACGAAGAGTTCCTTCGCTCTAACTACATCGGTGGTTCTGGCCACAAGTGGATGGGCATTACGACTGAAGACGGAACCTACTGCGGTTTGGTCGATGACCAAGCATGGTTCGTTCCCGAACACACCATCAACAACGAAGCTGGTTACGACCTTTGCGCGATTCGCGTTAAGCTCGCTCCCGCTGACCTCAACAAGATTGCTTATCTCTCGCTTGATATGCTCGACGATGCCCTCGTTGATCTTCAAGACGAAGATGACGCTTTCCGCCTTGATCTCCAAGACGCGACTGGTCAGCCGCTTCTCGACATCGTTATCCCTGATCCTCAAGTTGGCCGTGCGCTTTACTTCCAAGCCAAGCGCAACAACGGTTACTGGGATGCAAACACCGACTTCGATGAGCGTCTCACTCGTCTGAAACTCGGCATCAACCGCATCATCGGTGACTACGCCTTCGGTTACGACATCAACGCTGCTCGCTTCAACGCTGACACTGCCTTCAACGCATCGCTTCCAGCTTTCAACGAAGCTGATCCTGCGACATGGGCACGTCTCGTTCGCGTTCCTCGTTATGTCAAGACTGTTCTTGAAAACGGATGCGCTTACGTTCCTAACAAAGCCTACCGCAATGCCGACTTTGGTATCTCGGTTGCTATGGTGAACAAAGCAATGTGCAAATGGACAATGCCATCCTCGACTGGATACGGCCAAGCCCAACAAATGACCCAGAACTACGCTGGAGATTGGGAATGGAAGAACCCAGATTGGGAGTGCAACCGCTGGCGCAAATCGGGCTTCTATCAAGCCCAGTTCCGCATGGCTGCACAGATCAAAGATCCAACCATCATGCACACCTTCTTGCATCGTATGCCCAAGAGCAAAAACCTCTACGGCTCCTGCTGCCCTGTGCAGAGCTACGTTGTTCCTGAGAACAATCAGGACTGCTATAGCTGCGCTGGTGTAGGTGACATCGTTGTGCCTTCCTAAGTTAAATAGGGGGGAGGCTTATTAAAGCCTCTCCCCACAACCTTAAATAAATATATGTCTAATAAACGACCACTCGCTTATGATCGCGTCAATCTGTTTGGCCCGATCGCTGTAAACCTCCTCGCTACTGGAGATGCTGACCTCTTGGTTCTTAACGACCAAGACACTAAGTTCTTTCCAACTAGCATCGTTCTGGAAACTGCCTACGCTCGCGGAACCACTGCCACCGATCCAATCGTGATCGTGGACAATGGAACAACTGGCGAAAACATCACTTCCTCGCTGACCATCACTGACGCCCTCGATAACCAAGGCCGCTACAATCCTCTTACGATTGCAGCTAATCCGTACGTTATCACTGGCTCTCGCAAATTGCGCTTGCTCAAAAGCACAGTTGGTGCTGGTCAAGCTACTGCAACTCGCTCCCGCACTTCGGGCGTTGCTACAATCGTTACCGCTGCTGCTCATGGTTTCTCCACGGGCGACACTATCACGATTGCCAGCATGACCGATTCATCTTTCAATGATGTGCAAGCAGAAGTTACCGTTGTCAACTCCACCACGTTCACCTATGCAAACGCTGGTGCTGATGTTGTTTCTGGTGCTGACACTGCTGGCCGCGTTGGTGCGCTTTACGTTAATGCCTACGTTGTTGGCATCTACTACTAAAATCAACCTTGGGTGGGGAAGTAAATCCTTCCTCACCCTAACCCCTTTTTAAATTATGGCTTGCTTTACCGATCTCGACTACCGCAATAAATCCTATCCACTTCTCCAAACTATTAGAAGGGTTGCCTTAACAAGGGACAATACCATTCCCATTCCCTCCTATGGATGTTATGACGCTATGAGTGATTCCGCTAAAATGTATCAATTCTATTATGCGTTTATCCAGTATTCAGCAACAACTACACCAATTAGTGAAAACTGTTTCACACAAAAAACCGAAGATCAGCAACTCTTTCTTTTGAATGAAGCATTTGAAGTTGCTCTTGAACAAAATTTCGGCCCTACAACTTGAACAAGTTTAATTATCGTAACCGATAAAATATTATGGCACTCACACAACCCTGCTTCACCGATCTGACTTCGGACTTTCAAAATTACAAGCTATATGAGCAATTGAAACAAGTTGCTGGGTTTGACATCCCGCAATACGATGAGATTGACATAACTTATTACGGAGCCACAAACAACATTGCTACTGTTCAATATCTGAATGGTGGAAACGTGGTAGCAACATTGACACTTGTATATGCTACTCAGCCACCGACAGTAAATGACACTAACTTGGTAAATATCACGATAGCATATCCATAATATGGGACTAACACTTAATCCATTTACAGGTAAGTTTGACATTGTAGGCTCTAGCAGCGGTGGCGTTGGAGCTACTGGCGCAACTGGGCCTGCTGGTTCTCCTGCCGCGATAACACCCGGCACTGTAGACAACGCAATCGTTCGAGCCAACGGCACGACAAACAATGCGATCCAAGGCTCCTCTATAAACATAGATGATGCAACAACATCAACTCAAGCCAATGTCGCTATTACTAATCAACACGCTGGGCAAACCAACTCAGCTTTAGTTCTGACTCCAAAAGGTACGGGCGCGTTGATTGCTGGTCAAAAGCCTAACGGAATAGCAACAGGCGGGAACGCAAGGGGTTCAAATTCGGTTGATTTGCAAACATTCAGAGTTTTGGCTACAGAAGTTGCATCTGGCAATGAGTCAGTTATTTCTGGCGGCACTAACAACACAGCATCTGGGTTTCGGTCAATTGTATCTGGAGGAAATGGTAACATCGCATCTGGAGATTATTCAGTTATTTCTGGTGGACTTGATAACAGGTCAACTGAATTTCGTTCAGTTGTTTCTGGTGGCTCTGAAAATTATGCAAATGGCGAATTTTCAGTTGTTTCTGGTGGAGGCGCAAATTTTGCAACTGGCAATACTTCAGTTATATCTGGCGGAGGTGGCAACACATCGTCTGGATTTCAGTCAGTTGTATCTGG